GTATGTCTAATTTTTCTATTCATTAATCGTTTTATAAATTTACCAGTACCGGTTTTCCAGTTATGTAATTTATGCCACTTTTTACTTGTCCAATCCCGGACGACATCTTTTGTCTTTAACACAATCTACTCCAAATCCAATCATTGTATATAGTACATAAAATGGTGCAGCTAAAGCTATACCAACTACAAACAATATAATTAAAAACGATCCTACAAGTGCATCTATAATATCACTTAACATACAACTACATCTTCTAAAGAATTTAAGTAAATCATTACATTTTCTGGAGAACTAACACCATAAGGATCACCAGGTTCATTTGGTTCGTCAAATTGTGCTTCAATAGTACCATCATTTACAATAATTGCATATCTACTTGAACGATTCCAAAAACCATTTGCTGACATATCTACTAATTTACCCATACCTCTTGTAAATTCAGCATTACCATCACACAATGGTTTTACTTTAGTTACACCTTCTTGTGCAAACCAAGCATTCATTACAAATCCATCATTTACTGAAAGACAATAAATCTCATCAATACCTTTTGATTTAAACTCATCATACATTCTTTCAAATCCTGGAAGTTGTTGAGATGAACAAGTTGGAGTAAAAGCACCAGGAAGTGCAAATACAATTACTCGTTTACCATTAAAGATTGCTTCTGAATCTTGTTCTTTAAAATATCCACCAATAGGACAACCACCAAGATTTTCTCCTGGAAGTACATCACCTTCTCTACCAATAAACCTAGCAGAAGGGGCTTTATCACCTTTCATATTATACTCCTTAGTAGTTTTTAACTTTACTATGTCGACCGGCACCTTTATCTATTCTTTTCAATAGATCTCGCCAATCCCCGCTTGTTTTACTGATTGTGTCGGTATGTGATGAAACAAATCCTGGCATACTACCAAAATATTGTCTCACTGATTTAGCATCACATTCAGGACAAGGTTCTTTTTCAGGAAGTTTATTATCACTCATTGATAACATCTTCTCAAATATATGTTCACATTTATTACATTTATACGCGTACGTTGGCATCCCACCACTCCGGTTGAGGTCTTTTAGTCCAGACCATTTTGAAATTATTTACTTTTGATTTGTAATATGCACGATATGATTTCACTGGATCTTCAGGAAATATGCATTCTGGATTTTTCTTCATTGCAAGTGCCACCGATGTCATAGACTTCTTAATTAGATTTTTAGGGGGCGTTTTCAATATATTTCTTAATAGTTCATCGGTCTTATGGACCTTATTGTATCTATAAGTGTATTCGTCACAAAGGGCAACAAAATGATTGTAATGCCACATATAATTATCTATAGACTCACGTGTCCATACGGTACACGGATGGTTGTGATGTACGGCTTTATATAGAGCATCTTCACGCTCATCATCTAGTTTATAGTATTTAACCATACGTAAACCAGATTTAGATGGCGCCATAATTAATTCACCATCAAGCATACGATGAGATGTAGATAACATTTGAGCAGACTCAACTATCATCTTAACAACGTGTTTGTCACATTGCATTCTAGCCGCAATGACAGGATCTGGGTGTAGATAAAACATATTCATATAGAATATTATAACATGTTTCCCAGCAAATGTACAATCTTTTTTTAGTCTCGGATTAAATTAGGAAATGCTTCGTTAATAGTTGCTTTTGTAATACCGGCAACTTTCTTTTTATTAATCATTTCAATAACTAATTTAGCATCTTCTGGATGAATTGCTTCTAATAAACCAATAAACAAACCTTCTCTTTTATAAGCAGGTAATCTATCACCTGTTCCACCTTTTACAAAGTGTCTTAGATCTACATTTTTTCTCATAAAATTAGAAGCAGCATTGTGCTCTTCAGAAGGTTGATATGGTGGTTCGCCGCCAGGTAAATTCCATTGAATAGTATTATCGTAAGTACCGCGTAGATAATCTGCAACTGCTGTTGCATTATTTGTTTTAAGTATTTCTACTTTTTCTTTTTTTGATTTTGTCTCTTGAACTGCTCTAATCACTTCATAGACATATTTGTATTTTTTAGCCATTATTTTTTCCTCACGTGTTTCGAGTGTATTTTACAACCGATGAACTCATTATAATATTCGTCACTAAATAAAACTTCTCTATCAAATTGTTCTTTAGCTTCATAATAACTCATCTCACCTTTGGTTTCACATAAACGTAGAATTTCTCTTTTGAAGTTATCACTACCTTTTTTCTCTATAAGTAATTTAACTTCAGCAGATGACCCATAATAATCTCGCCAATCACTTTCTACACGAGTTCTTACACGTCTTTTTCTACTCTTAGTTACTGGTAATACTTTAGGTTTCCAAAAGTTTTTCTTACCGATGTATTTTTTTCCAGTATCTAATTCTGTTATTTCATAAATGAATCCCTGATATTCTTCAGGTGTTTCATCATATTCTTTATCTTCATATAACCACTTCATGTAGTTATATATCTAAGTTTTAATCGTCCTCTTCCCACTCCATATCATCAACTGAATATGGTTCGGCACGTCTTCCACATCCTGGACAAAACTCTGGTGTTTCATCTACTACATGAACATATGATTCAACATCACACTCATCACAAATTAATCTAAATTCTTGTAACTCTTCATTGTATTCCATTATGCAACTTTCTCCTCTGGCCAACCCCAATCACCTTCCATACCGTTTACTGAATATTCAGTCACACGTTTCTCAAAGAAATTATCATGTGATGCACCATTCAATACCCAATCAAGCCAAGGTAATGGATTTTCTTTTTGTCTAAAAATAGCTTTCATTCCTAATTGAAGTAATCTTCGATCAGCAATATGTCTTATATATCTCTTTACATCTTTCTTACTTAATGTCTGAATTTCTTTTGATCCATTATAAGCAAGATTAATAAATTTATCTTCTAACTTTACGGCTTCCTTCGCCATATTATATATTTTAGATTTTAATTCGTCATTTACAATACGTGGATGTTCTTCACATAATGTTCTGAATAATTTAGCATTACCTTGTACATGCATTGATTCATCACGGATAGACCATTCTACAATTGTACCCATTCCTTTCATTTTACCAAATCTTTGGAAGTTTAATAACATTACAAATGAAGCAAATAATGACATACCTTCGTTAAATACAGATTGTCCAAGAGATAATGCAGTAGCATTTAATGAATGAGATCCATCATGTTTTGACATAAACTCAATCTTTTCTGCCATTGCTTTATATTCTAAGAATGCATGATATTCTTCATCAGGTAATCCAAGTGTATCATTTAATAGTGCATAAGCTCTTTGATGTACACCTTCTCTATTTGCAAACGAAGATAACATATTACGTACTTCGTTATTTTTAAATTTAGGAATTAATTGTTCAAAATAGTTTTCACCAACTTGAACATCTGATTGAGTAAATAGTCTTAATACATGAGTAATAAAATCTTTTTCATCTTTTGTTAATTTAGTTTTCCAGTCTTGTACATCTTCTGATAATTCTGCTTCATCTTCTACCCAATGTATCTCTTCATGTTTCTTTGTAAGCTCAACAGCCCATGGGTAAAGAAAAGGTTTGTATGTTTTTGAAGTTTCTAATAGACTCATTTATCCCTCACATGCTCGGCATTCATCGCCTTCGGTTAAACTTACACCTTCATTATTAAAGAAGGCAACTAAATCATCATATCCACCAACATATTGTCCATGCAAATATATTTGTGGAACTGTATTAACTTTTCTACCTGTTACTTCGGCAGCAGTCTTTCCAAGTTCATCAAGATCGATCCAATCGTATTTGATTCCTCTCAATGATAATTCTTCTTTGGCTTTCATACAGAACGGACAAGTAACTTTACCATAAATTAGAGTTCTATCATCTTCTTGTAATGCAACTCTTTCTACTTTATCTGCAACAGTCTCAGCTCTTTGTTTAGATTCTGTTCTTAGATAATATAAACCCTTTAGTCCTTCCTTCCAAGCCTTTAAATGCACTTTATTCACGTATGATTTTTCGCTACCAGCTGGGAAGAATAGATTAACTGATTGGCCTTGACATATATATTTCTGTCTATCAGCAGCATGTTGAACTACCCAATTTTGATCTAATTCTTGTGCTGTTTTAAAGATAGCTTTTT